TTAAGAAATGATATGCCGCTGAGATTTCTAGACACCTTGACCTTGACAGTAAAACCGAGTTGGCGTGATGACTCAACTATGTCCACATCTTTGAGCAATGCATTGACCCAATTGGTTATGTTGAACAGGCTGCCGCCGATGCTGGTGATGCTGATGCCGGTCGGCATGTGTGGATGCATGCGTCCTCGAAATTTCTGCTTGATAGGATACTTCTTTCCACCCTCAAAGGATTTCACAACCATCTCAAAGATGACCTCCGCCCAGCGGTCGTCGCAACCCCAAGCCTTGGCCCAGGACTGAAACTGCTTCCAGAAAGGTAGCAGCTCGCTCTGGTCGAACATGCTGTAGTCGGTCTCCATAAAACCGGCCTTGAGGGGCCCCATGTCACAGGGGCTGGCAGCCGCCGTGTCGTCGCACGACACCACAATGATCGGCAGCATCTTCATGATCTCACCATAGGCATTCAGCGATTCAGAAGTCGCCTCCGCTATGCATATGCGCACATAGCGATCTCCTATCTTGTGGACATTGGTGCCGTTGAAGTGAAGCTTGGCCAAGCGAGTCAATTCCCGAGCGAGCTGCATGGTGAGCACTTGGACATCAGTGGTGAGGCTTGTGATCATGCGGGGCTTAGAGGCTCCCGCCTTCAACATCTCATTCCACTTTTCCTGGATCTTCTTGCGCAGAACCAGAATTCCGTCTCTCACCTGCTCGAGCGTCTGGAGGTAATTTCGCCCTTTGGCACTCCCCATGGCCTTGGCGCACTCTTCGTGGCTCGGCATGTCGGCTATGCTCAGTGGCTGGCTGCACATCCATTTGCCGGCGGCGGTCAGGTTGGCTGCGATGCGATCATAGAGCTTCCTCTCGAGATCAGGCGTCGCCAATTCACCACCGGTGGGATCAGCATAGCCTCTACGGAGCAGCGCCATTGCCAGTGTGGCATTGCCGTTGCGGGGCTGCCACAGCATCCCTGATGTTCCAAGAGTCCAGTGCGAGAACTCGACGTCCCGTGCTTGCCGGCAGTCTGAACATCTGCCTTGGCCATCGCATGCGCACTGGTCCTCCTGCTGTCTGAGCAGTCCCACGTGTTCCAACAGAGAATATGCTCGGCCCTCGACAGTCACCTTGCAGGTATGGACATAATGTGTCAAGTGCTCCGGGATCTCGATGGACGGCAACATAGAACGCAGACGGGGAAAGCCTTCATCCTTGAGGTATCGGACTCCTTTGGCCACGCGTTGGACTGAGCCACGGTAATGTGCGCGCACCCAAATCTCCCAATCGGCGCGCTCTATTTCGACGCACGCTGGATCAACCATCTGTCTCTCTTTGTAATAGACGATGGTGTTGAAGATCACATGACTGGGGATGGTCAAAAGCACTCCGGCGGGCCCAAATTGCCACATGATGCTGGCATGCACCACATGCAACAGCGCTGGCGGCAGACGGCGAAGGACTAGATTACTCACCTCGAGCATGGCACGCTGACGGCTCACAGCACCCATAGTGAGGTCTGTCAGCACTGGAAGGACTCCTGTCGTGATGTAGGCATAAAACTCCAGATTCG